GACTACTACGCATACTTGTTAGGACAACAAACATTCGCCAACCCTGAAGCAACAAACATTAACGTTTTTGTTACACCTGGTATTGATTATGTAAATAACAGTAACTTGGTTGAAGATGCGGTTCAAATGATCGAATTCAACAGAGCAGATTCACTTTATGTTTGTACAACTCCTGACTACGACTTATATTTACCAACAACAACCGGTATTGATGGGTTTATCTACCCTACAGAAGCGGTTAACAATTTGGAAACCACAGGAATTGACTCAAACTATACGGCCACTTACTATCCGTGGGTATTGACAAGAGATAGTGTAAATAACACTCAAATCTACATTCCACCTACGGCTGAGGTAACAAGAAACTTAGCCTTGACAGATAACATCGCGTTCCCTTGGTTCGCAGCGGCGGGTTACACTCGTGGTATTGTTAATTGTATCAAAGCTCGTAAGAAACTAACACAAGAAGATAGAGATACTCTTTATGTTGGTAGAATTAACCCAATTGCGACTTTCTCTGATGTTGGTACTGTAATTTGGGGTAATAAAACTCTACAAATTAGAGAATCCGCTCTTGATAGAATCAACGTGAGAAGATTGTTGTTACAAGCACGTAAGTTGATTTCAGCAGTATCTATTAGATTGTTGTTTGAACAAAACGACGCACAAGTTAGACAAGACTTCTTAAATGCTGTTAATCCAATCTTAGATGCGATTAGAAGAGACAGAGGTTTATATGACTTCCGTGTTACCGTGTCATCTGATCCTGAAGATATTGATAGAAACCAATTAACAGGTAAAATCTATATCAAACCTACAAGATCTCTTGAATTTATTGATATTACATTCTACATTACTCCAACAGGAGCATCGTTTGAAAATATCTAATTTGAATTAAAGAAAACTAAAGGGGGACAAGTGTTCCCCTTTTTTATTAAACAAGATATTTATTATTATGAATTATAAAAAAGTTGTTAAGGAAATTATTTCTGAAATTATTCACGATCAGATGAAACCAACGATGAAGTATTATGCTTTTGATTGGGACGATAATCTTATGTATATGCCAACCAAAATTTATTTAAAAGACGATAAAGGAAAAAGTGTTGGTATGTCGACCGAAGATTTTGCTGAATATAGAACAGAAATTGGTGGTAAACCTTTTAACTATGAAGGTCACACTATTGTTGGTTTTGACGACGAAGCTTTTAGAGATTTTAGAGTTCATGGTGATAAAGAATTTGTTAAAGACTCTATGAAATCTCCAACAGGACCTTCTTGGAATGATTTTGTTGAGGCGGTTAATGATGGGTCTATATTTTCGATTATCACAGCAAGAGGTCACACCCCTAGTGTTTTAAAAAATGCTGTTTATAATTTAATTAAAAAGAATAAACACGGGTTAAACGAAAAAACTATTGTTAAAAATCTTAAAAAATATAGAGATCTTGCAGATGAAGACGAATTATCTGATGATGATATTATTAGATATTACTTAGATATGTGTAAATTTTATCCTGTTACGTTTGGTCAGGGTTCTGCAGCTAACCCCGAACAATTAAAGGTGGATGCAATGAGAGAGTTTATGTCTTATGTTCAAAAACTTTCTAGACAACTGCAAGAAAAGGCATTTATGAAAAACAAAATCAGTAATTATTTTATACCTTATATTGGTTTTTCTGATGATGATTTAAGAAATGTTCAAATTATGAGAAAGAATTTTGATGATGAAGATGAATTAAAAATTTATCATACTAGTAAGGAAGGTAAAACTAAATATGAATAACTGGTCTAGTTAATAGATTATTTAAAAAAAAACAGAAGTAAATAGAAAAATTTTTAATAAGATACTATTTATAATAAAAATAAAACAAAAAACTAAAAAAAAACAATATGGCTGATTTATTAATGAAAATGCCAATCCCTTATGAACCGAAAAGGGAGAACCGATGGATACTTAGATTTCCGTCGTCACTTGGGATCAATGAGTGGTATGTTGAAACAACGTCAAGACCAAAACTTACAATTGCTTCGACAGAGATTCAGTTTTTGAATACTTCAACTTATGTTGCTGGTCGTTTCACTTGGGGAGAGTTACCTGTAACATTTAGAGATCCAATTGGACCTTCTGCGTCTCAAGCGGTTATGGAATGGATTCGTTTATGTGCTGAGTCAGTAACAGGACGTATGGGTTATGCTGCGGGATACAAGAAAAATGTTGATCTTGAAATGTTAGACCCAACAGGAGTTGTTGTTGAGAAATGGATTTTAGAAGGAACTTTCCTTTTAGGATATGATGGTGGATCATTAACATATTCATCAGATGGTGTAGCAAAAATAAGTTGTCAGATGAGAATGGACCGTTGTATATTGGTTTATTAATCACATATATTTTTTTTATTAAAATTTAAATCCACATGTTTGATCAAAAACCAAATGTGTGGATTTTTTTATTTAAGAATTAAATGTTTACTAACAATAACATATTCTTATTTTTATTATAAAAAATAATATGGAACAAGATGTTTATCAAGCAGGACAAGCTGAATTCAATTTACCTCATGATGTGATACAACTACCTAGTCAAGGTAAATTTTACAAATCAAAAAAGAAATCTGTAAAGGTTGGTTATTTAACCGCAGTTGATGAGAATATCATTGCTGAAGCGGATTATAAAAAAAGTATAACAGAAAGTATTATATTTCCTTTATTAAGAAATAAACTTTATGAAAAAGATTTAAGACCCGAAGAACTTGTTGATGGTGATGTTGAAGCAATCCTTTTATTTTTACGAAATACATCATTTGGACCTGAATACACTGTTAGTTCTATTGATCCAGAAACTGATAAAAGGTTTCAAACAACAATTAGTTTAGAAGAATTAAATTACAAAAAAATTAATTCTGAACCAAATGAAGATGGATATTTTGAAACCAAACTTCCTGTGTCAGGATCAAGAGTAAAATTAAAAATCTTAAATATGGGTGAAAAATTTGAAATTGAAAATATCTTAAAATCATACCCAGCAGGAAGAGTGACTCCAACTATTACTACAAGATTATTAAAACAAATTGTTGAAATTGACGGAGATTCTGACAAAGGTAATATTGCAATCTTTATTGAAAAGATGCCAATTGCTGATTCCAAATATATTAGAAAGTTTTTATCTGAAAATGAACCGAGATTAGATCTATCAAAAGAAGTAATAGCCCCATCAGGAGAAAGAGTAGTGATTGACATTACTTTTGGGGTGGAGTTTTTTCGGCCTTTCTTATCAATATAAAACAACAATTTTAGACGAATTTTATTATTTCTCAAAAATATTTAGAACACAATATTCTGAATTTTTGAATATGCCAACGTATGTAAGGAAGTATCTTATAAATAAATTTGTTTCTGAAAGCGAAAAGAAATAAAACAATATTTATTTAAAAATAAGTTTAAATGCCTAGTTACGAAAATTTAAGTACTGAAAAGTTAATTAGAGAACTTAAAGACCGAGATGCGACTATAGATTATCAAGATGGTAAAATTAGAAAGCTTCAACGAGATCAATCTTCAACTCAATCTTCATCATTTGAAGAAAGTGCAGACACTTATAGTGTATGGGTGGCAAATCTAGACGGAATTACAAATAAATTAAAGTCAACCGCAGAAGAATATAGTAAAGCCATAGATCCAACAAATTCAGATGCTTTTGCAAAACTAGACGAATACGGAACAGAACTTCAAGCAACTTTTGGTTTAGGAAAGGAAAGGATGGAAGAGTTCAAAAAAACCATCGCAGACGTTGCTCCTGAATTAGCTAAGATGGGAATTGACGAAGCCAAAATAGCCGAAAAAGTTGGTGACATAATGAGAGGATTGGGAACTACCGCAAGTTTAAGTACAAAAGCTATTACTGAATTAGCGGCGGTGTCAAAAGTTACTGGAGAACAAGAGGAAACTTTAGCAGCCAATTTTAAAGAAGTCGGAGTATCAATTAATGATGTTGGTTCAGAAATGAAAACAGTAATTGATTACGCTAAAAATGTCGGAGTTTCTGTTAAAGGAGTTTCAAGTGATGTTGTTTCAAACTTAAACAAAATGAATTTGTATAACTTTGATAACGGTATCAAAGGTTTAGCAACTATGGCGGCAACATCACAAAGAATTGGTCTTAAAATGAGTGAAGTCTTTGCGTTTTCTGAAAAAATATATAATCCTGAAGGAGCAATAGAAATGGCTGCGGGATTACAAAGACTTGGTGTGACCGCCAGTGGATTGTTAGATCCTTTAAAGGCAATGGATTTGGCAGCGAATGATCCTGAAGGATTACAAAAAGAAATGATAAATATTACCAAAGAGTTTACAACATTTAATGAAAAAAATGGTAAATTTGAAATACTTCCAGGTTCTAAAAGAAGGTTAAGAGAAATTGCGAAAGAAATGGGTATGAATGCAGATGAATTGGCAAAAATGTCAATTAACGCAGCAGACTTTGATATGAAAATGAAACAAATTAAATTTCCTTCATTAGCCGAAGGTGATGAAGAAACAAAACAACTAATTGCCTCAATGGCACAATTAGAAGGTGGTGTTGCAAAAATACAAGTTAAACAAGAGAGTGGTGAGGTTGTTACAAAGGCTGTTGAAGAATTAACACCACAAGACATTGCTGAACTGAAAAAGGCAAACGAAGACTCATCTAAAAGTTTGGAAGAGTTGGCGGTAGAACAATTATCAGTTCAAGAACAAACTTTAGCATATTTTAAAAGTGGTGAATTAGCACTTAAAATGGGAAAAGCGACATCACCTAGTTTAAGTAGATTTTATGGTGCAGTTGCCAAAACCAATCTTGCGGTTGCTAAAAACGTAAGTAAAGCCGTAGGAGGTACAGAGGGTGCTAGAAATGAAATGCAAAAACTAGCAGGTCCTGCTGAAGGATTACTTAAATCTTTAATTG